TACGAGGATTGATGAGTTAACATCATATGTCGAGACTAATGATACGTATACAAGCAATTATATACATACTTTGGGTGATTTACAATATCTCGATTATTCCGATAAAATAGACAATCTATCAGATACGGTTAATGAGAGATTCGATTATTTATCGGCGACTGTGGAATACAATAATACAAATGCAACTAATTACACGGATACAACGAGTAATATACTGTTCTCCGAGCTCTCTTTGAATAATACATATACTAGCAATCAATTGTTTGACGATTATTCTGCGAAAATTACTGATGTGAAATTAGTCATAGATAGCAACGATAGATATGTGAGCAATTATGTGAATATCACAAGTAACGTATTGTTTACTGATTATATATCACGTATTGGTTCTACTGGTAATAATACGGATTCTCTATGGTTATCGAGCGAAAATAATAATATTTATAATAGCAATCTTATTGGAAATGTGGGAATAGGCGTTAAGTATCCTTCTGCATATAAATTGCAAGTTTCTGGATCAATAGGGGCTTCTGGGGATATAACAGCATCTTATTCAGACGAGAGACTTAAAAATATTACCGAGTATATAAATGATGTCTTGCCTATATTGAGTAAAATAAACGTATTCAGATATAATTGTAATGATATCGGAGAAAAATATGGATATGATAAGAGCAAAAACGAGTTGGGCCTTAGTGCCCAAGAAATTCAAAAATATTATCCTGAATTAGTATCACTGGCTCCATTTGATACTGTTTATGATCCTGAAAAACAGAAAATAATTTCTAAATCTGGCGAAGAGTATTTAACATTAAATTACGAAAGATTAGTCCCCGTATTACTACAAGGAATTAAAGAATTAAAACAAGAAATAAACGAATTAAAAGTCAGACTATCTAAACTGGAATAAATATAAAAATATATACATATAGTCATTATCAATATCAAGTGGTTTTAAGGGCCTTTTTCTGTTTTGTGGTGTAATTTACAAAGCAGTTTTTGCGCAAAGGGATTCCTGCGTCTCTGAAAACATCATCTTCGTGTACCCAATCTCCGACCCATCGTCTATCAACGATACATGATTGACCTCCGCCACAAGGACAGATCTCACTATCGGGCATATCTGCTACAGTATTCACAGTATTCATACTTTATATGTAATAATAATTTATACATAATTACTAATCAATTTTTATGTATATATAAAGATTTTGCTTACAAATATAAACAATAATATGGAAGATAAAACTGAATATTATATATTTTTAAATGCGTTTTACTATGGATTTGTCGAAAGAACAGATGCCAATAATATAGGATTTTTCGAGAAATTATTTTCAAAGACCATTCTAAAGAATTTTAAAATTACAAAGGATATTAATGAAGCCAATGTGCTTTTCGAATCGGTATTCGGTAATACTCTTGCAAATATTAAGAAATGGAAATATAAAATACTATTCTCTGGCGAACCCTACTTAACTAATTCTGATAAGTATGATTTATTAATGTATTCTCACGAAACCGAGCGAAATATTGTAGATTTGCCTCTGTATACCGTATATATGCATGGTAATTCTCTATTAAACAGGGTTATCAATAGGCTACCCATTAGTAAAGTACCAGAAAAATTCTGTTGTTTCATAGTTTCGAACGAGAGTTGCACTACGAGGAATAATATGTTTCACTATTTAAATCAGTACAAGAAGGTGGATTCTTGCGGAAGATACGCTAACAACACAAACTTCGTCATACAGCACTCATATTGGTCTGAAGAGTTCCGAGATTTTATAGGTAAATACAAGTTCATCATCTGTTTCGAAAATAATAAGCAAGCAACATATTCTACGGAAAAAATAGTAAATCCCTATTTAGCAGGTTCTATACCGATATATTGGGGGTCATCACACATACACAAGGTATTTAATAGAAACTCGATGTTATACTTGGAAAACGAGAGCATCGAATCTTATCAAAAAATAATTAACGAAATTATAGAATTAGACAATTCTGATGAAAAATATCTTGAGTTTATCAATCGTCCACCAATAACCGATATGAGCTATTTCGACGAACATTATACATTAGAAGCTGTTGCTAAAAATATAGATAATGTTCTCAATAGCAAAGTTGAATAATAATTCTTCTTATTATATTTATTAAGATAATAAAGAGAATGGATAAAATTATTTTTCTAATTCTACCAAATCAACTATTTGATATTAAATATTTCGATAAAAAGTTTAAATATATAATATGGGAATGCCCGCATTTTTTTACGGATTATAATTATAACAAGAAGAAACTGTTGTTACATCGTGCGTCAATGAGATATCAATATGATTTAATGAAATCCCGAGGATATACCATAACATACATAGAGTTTAACAAGAAACTACCGAATAATCCGAATAATCCGAATAATCCGATTCATCCGATTAATCTGATTAATCAGATTCATCCGATTCAATATATGTTGTATTACCCTATAAATAAGAAGGAAACTCTAAAGCTTCCTAAAAATACAGTAATATACGAGAAAAATTCACCAAATCTATTGTTATCAAATGATCTTATAGATAAATACAGGAAGAAGACAGATAAATTCTTCTTCAATGCTTTCTATATGTGGGCCAAGAAGGAGCTAAACATAATCCCCGATATAAAATCTCAAGATAAAATGAATAGACAAGTCCCTAAAGGTCCTATCAATCAACCATATGATGCTGAGAATAAAAGAAGGCATATTTCTCCAACATCATTAAAATATATAGAAGATGCTAAGATATATATAGAGAAAAACTTTAAGAATAATCGTGGAAATACTAAACATTCGGAAACAGGATTTATATATCCAATAACTCACCAAGATGCATTGCTATGGTTAGAGCATTTCATAAAATATAAATTGAAAAATTTCGGGAATTACCAAGATTACATAGATAAGAATGATAAACACTTAAATCATTCTTTGCTATCTGCTCTTATAAATATAGGTCTTATAAATCCGATAGATATCATAGATATACTCGAATCACAAAGGGTAAACGCGATGCAAGTTCCTATGAATAGCTATGAGGGTTTTATAAGACAGTTGTTCTGGCGAGAGTATCAACATTTATGCTATTTATATGTAGACTTTTCTAAAAATTATTTTGGTAATAACAAAAAGCTAACAAAAGAATGGTATACAGGAAATACAGGGATACCACCAGTTGACGATAGCATTCGCGAAGCATTTGATACGGGATACCTTCATCATATAAAAAGACTGATGGTCATAGGAAATTATATGAATCTATGTTATATAAGTCCTCGCGAAGGTTTTAGATGGTTTATGGAATTTTCTTGCGATTCCTATGAATGGGTGATGTACCAAAATGTATATGATATGGTATTTTTTAGCACAGGAGGTAAAACCATGAGACGTCCATATATATCTTCTTCTAATTATATTCTAAATATGAGCAATTATTCAAAAGATAAATGGTGCGAGATATGGAACAATAAATACAAAAGTTTCATAGAGAAAAACAGAAAAAAATTATGGAAATATAGATATTATGTAGCCTTAAAATAATTCTTCTTCTTCATCAATATATAATTTATCAATAAGTTCTCTACAGAATTTTTTGTAATATTTAGGAAATAGCTTAGTATACCGAGTATTATAAATTAATTCCTTGTATTCGTCGAGCTTACTGTTCTGCATCCTAAAGAGCAATTTAAGAGAATCCTTTTTTCCATCTACGGCGGCTACAGTGGCTACCGCGTCAGCAATATAGGTATTAATGGAATTGCAAAGCAACTTTATCATTATAAAGATGTACATGCTAATATTTAATCTATATATTACAGCAGTATTAAGACTATACTCATCAAAATTATCAAATAAATTAAAGCATAATTTTAGAGAATTTGTGATAATAACAAAATCATTGTTATTATATACAATGATATCGCAATGGCTGTATATAGAATTGAGGGTTTTTAGTATATTTCTATATTTTTTATGAGATGTATTGTAAATTAAATCAATGATATTCTCTATTACCGTCGAATATGTTGAATGCATGACGCTATTTATAAGAGTAGCATTGCAATACTTAATATCATATAAAATACTCTTATTTTTTTTAAAGTTATACTTGGATAATATATATTTTTCCATGATATTCATAATATCATTTTGCGTACATCCATTGATACACATTAGCTTATGATAGATTTTATTATTTATCAAATAGCTAAGATTGAATATATTATTAAATATCTTAGAAACCTTCTTAAGCTTATCATATTCATTGATATCTATATTAGGTATCACGCACTCAAATATATCATCATTCTCAAACAAAGACCCCAATAGCATAGTAACGTTAGTAACATAAAAATCAATTTTTTAAATTAAAATGATTATCGGATTCTATCTTTAACTGCTACTAAATCGAGGTCTTTTACTCTGTAATACTCTTTTTTATTGTTTGGTAGTTTTCGCTCTACCATAAAAGGCAATCGTCCTTCAATTAGTTCTCTTAGAGCAATTTGGCGAAGCTCCATGTTACTCTTGATATTTAAATTATTTCCCACGGCATTACCTTTGTTACTTTCGTTACCTTCTTCGACATCAACAAATAGAGGAGCACCAGATGCAATTTGTTGGGTTCTGAGAGCAATAATTTTATCAAATTCATAAATAGTCATAATAGGCTTAGAAATCTTTGCATCTTTTAGATGCTCTACGACTTTCAGAACATCTTCAATTGCCGTAGCTTTATATGAAATAGCCATTATTTATATAATATAATCTATTAATATAATATCATTTTTTATTTATATAATTACCTTATCTTGTAATAATTTTCTAATTTTCTAATATATATCTCGCTACCCTATCAGATTTATTAAACTTAAATTGGTCTATTTTTAAGAAAAAATATGTAAAAATGATAATGTCGCGTCGATTTTATCCGACCGCGAGATATCATGAAGCCTAACAAGTTCAATCTCTGTGTCTTACCCACTCAAATGGGGAAGACATTTGTGATAATCAACCGTATAAAGGAGAATTTACTAAATGATGACACAAGAGGTCGCAGTCTCCATATAGTATTTACCATGAATACTCTATTGAATAACAGACAGTTCTCTAATAGATTAGGGTGTTTCAATGATACTTATGGGAGCAAAACTATCTGTGTTTTTACTTCGTTATATAAGGGCCCTTATGTGCATATTAACAATACACAGAAGCTAAATAATCTCTTTGTACATACTACAGAAAACAGCGAAGAAGATGGTAATGAAATGCCTCGTATTCTTATAGCTTGCAGTAATAATATACGGTTCCGCGACTGTTTTGAGTTTGTCTCTAAATTAGCGAGAGAGAATACAGAAGTCAAAAGAGTTTTTATTTATTTCGACGAACTCCACAAGTATATCTCGAATTCTAAATTTAACATCCGTAATAATATTGAGGAGATTAATAATCTTCCTATTGTATCGGGATTATATGGTATGACTGCTTCACCCAACAATCTATGGAGTATAAACAGTGTAGGGTACTGGTCTAAAATAAAGATTATAAATATATCAGATCAATATTATGACGACAATTACATCGGAGTAAATGATATAGCTTTTGTATGCGACGCTCGTCACGCTTGCGGAGTTGGCGGAGCCCCAAGTCACGTAAAAGGTGAATTTCGAGAAAATGAGAGATTTACTATCGATTTTATTGTAAAAACTCTTAAGAATTATCCAGATATATTAAGTGATAATAGTCGCGTATTTATTCCGGTTAATGTTAGGAGAAAAACACATAACTATGTTAGGAACCATGTTTTTACAGTAAGGCCCGAAAGTATTATCATAACTCTAAATGGTGTAGATAAGCATATACAGTATTGTAATGAGGATAATGAGTTTACAACGATACCTATTGCATTTAATAAGGGTGAATTGGGCGATTTAATAGCTGATCATATTGATCAAAATGGATTAAAGTGGCGCCCTATCATATTTATAGGATTTAATTGTGTTGGTATGGGACAAACATTGGTAAGCGAGAAACTCGGAAATTTTACTTCGGCTATATTCGGATATAATAGTATATTGAATGACAAAATGTACCAATTATTTGGTAGAATAACGGGACGATTTAGAGATTGGGAAAAATACGAAAAAACAACTGTATATACAACTAAGATGTGTAAACATATTAGCTATATCATGGAAAAGTGTGCTAAAAATATAGCTATAAATCACAATGATAAGCTTTTAGATAATGCAAAGTATTTAGAGCCTTTTGATGATACTACAGATCTGAAATTATTAAAAAAGAACTTTGGGGCACGAGATTACGAATATATAGAATGGAAGGAGCCAATTGATAGTATCGAGGAGGCCGAGAAGATATTATCGACAATATTTAATGATAAGATTGTAGTCGGAGAATTTCTAAATATTGATGGCTACTATTTATCAAAATATCTCAGAAAATATTATAAAAAAGAATGTAATAACCTAACTATAGACGACAGATTAACTATAGATAAATATGTAAAAATAAAAACATCACCAAATTCGCATATATCCAATGAATCCCGAAAGTATAAGTATATACTATTGCCTGTATACGATTCCCTCGATAGCAAAGAGGCCAAATACTATCTGCAGTATAGTATTATCGAGGCTACAGAGGCATAGTCTGGAGATATTGCATACTTTCGTGATTTATCTGATCTCTAAATATATCGGTGAATACAGCATGTGTCCCTTGTAAATCGAATGCTTTAGCAGCAATATTATGTATTTCAATGTTATTTTTTTTACTTTCATATTTAATATTCGGCTGAAAGCATTTGTCGCAAGATAAAAAGATTACCATTCTATACTTTAGTTTTGGATATTTGGCTGCTATAATCGTATCGAGCCTTTCTATATCTTCTATATCACTTACAATAGTTTTATATCTTCCATTCTGTTCTTCGTGGTGATGGCCGCTATGCCCGCTTCTTACAAATATGATTTCCTCCTCAGTATTCTTTAGAATCTCTTGTAATCTATTGCATCTTCGTATATATTTCTCGTTGTCTTGTTCGCACGTCGTGTTATCCTTGTAATCGTGATGAAAATATACGTCATACTTATTGATTCTATCTTTATCTATAGTATCTATAAAATGCTTAAAATCATCTTCAAAACATTCCGAGACACCGTTATAAGATACGCACCAATCAAAAGGCAAGGACATTTTTCTCAATTTATATTTATCACAAAACATAGATACAATACAATCGGTTCCTAAGGATATTATCATTTACAATTTATATTTTATATCTTAATATATATTGAATTATTTATATACAGTAGATCTTGTGGGGACTCGAGAGAGCTACGAGCTCCTTTTCTTTTTATTACCTCCAGCAAATTTCTGGAAATCTTTTTTAAAAGGCAACACTTCTATTTTGTTGTCTCCAATATATAGGTTGAATTTGTATTCATTTATTTTCTGACCCTTTAAGTTATGCTTATTAGGCTCCACAACGTCTATAGTGAATTTCTCTTTATATAAATAGACGAGATGCGATAGCTGTTTCATATTGTTTAGGGTATTAATTTGTTCGCCATATGGATAATTCAAGTGAGGCACTGGTATCGCCAAATTCAATGGCACAGATAAATATTCGAGTAAATTAAAGTTACAATTTAAACCATTGTATTTCTCGTATTTTTTATAGACATTATTCCACATCGCGAGTCCTTGATGTACCGTATTGATAACACAGATATTTGTGACTAAACCGCAAACATCTATATCGATATTTTTCGTATTTTTTGTACAGTTCTTCAGGATATATTCAAATAACCCTGAGCTAAGCTTCTCTTCCGCTGGTAAATAAGGAAGTTCATTTAAATTTTTATCATATATGTTGAACAGCGATTTAATTAAAGAGCCGTCCCTTTCTTTCTTTTTGATTTCTGCGTGATAATTGAAGGCCGAATAAGCCTCATAGTTACAATATTCGCCTTTCAATATAGTAATAAATTTGGTGTTATTCGCCAATATAGGATCGATATTTAATATTTTCTCGTCAAATCGCGGAGTATCAGAAATTTTATCGGTTTTTATTCTGATTTCGTGGTTCTTCGTATTTAATTCTTTAATAATCTCGTGTATATTGGTGCCATAAAATAGATAGTTCAGGTTGAAGCCTGATAAACGGAGCTCCTTATTTTTAATTTTCTTTAAGAAATTCAGTATATATAATCTTTTAAAGATCTGGAAGAAGTCTTCATTCGTATTATCTCGGAAATAATCATAGATCGTTTGCATAGAATCGTCATCGTCGAATAAATTCTTTGTGTATTTTAACCCATCTATACTTTTATAATTTTTCATATTTTTAATATCGCTGGCTAAATCTTCTGATATTTCATTGATTAAATTGCCGATAGTTTTTTTGCTTTGCGATTGTTCTTCGAGATACTTTTTATTATCTTCGCTAATTATTTTTTCGATTTCCGATTTAATTTTTGGATTCTCAAGTATTACTTTGTACATTTCTTGGTAATCTCTATTGTAAAAGTTGAAATCTGCAGTATCTCTCATTTGATAATTGAAAAAGTTTGCATAATCTTCGTCGGATATGTTGATACCTTTAAATAAAGCTTCTTTTACTTTGCTTCTAATAAAATTTTCGCATTTCATAGACATATAGAGGAGCTTTTTATTATTACAATCTTTATCTAAATTTCTGCAATGATATGTATATAGCCCATGTGCTCCATCGGTAGTTTCATAGAGCGACGAATGATTTATAGGATGGTAATCTTTACTAAATACCACAAGATCATATCGGTCATTTTGGATTTTATCAGAGATATTCTCGACTAATTTTATGAATTTGAATAATTCAGGTATAGAATCTCTCCCTTTATCTCCAAGAGAACCCCCTTGAATAAAACAGTTTTGTACATCAACAACTATAAGTACTTTTAAATTTTGAATATTCATATATTATTAAATTATATTCTAATATATATATATTTTATTTAATGAAGGTAAATTTGATATAAATTGTAATGCGCAAAATATAATAATTCTTCATTAATACTCCTATTAATGAAGAATTATTATTCGAGAAAAAAAGATTACTCTAATGATTTTCCACGAACACATGATTTTCCAAATAATATTATGCTCTCAAATAATGCAACTGATTATAATATAATTGTATCAAGAAGTAACAACAGGCGTTATAATAATTGGGTTAATAATCCGACGAGAATACAAGGATTTGATAATAAATATTATAAGGTATCTGCGGGAATACCTAAGATGCAAGATACTACAAGCTATTTTCACATGAATAAGGTATATAATTTCAAATATTCAAATGAAATCCCCAAAGATACATTAGATTTAATGTTAATCCGTCAAAATATAGATAAAAAACAGAGATATGATCTTGTTAATAACAAAAAGTTAAAATATGGCAAATACACATTGGCTTCTCGTAGATTTAATTTATAGAATCATATTATTCGTCTTTCTCGTGTTCCTCGTTGTTCCCCCATGTTCCAAAATATGTTCGCATTTTTTAAATATAAATAAAAAAATGATAAAAAATAGTCATCAATATTCGACGACATCAAGTCTCCAGTTATCCACCAGTTACTCCAAGAAGCCGCAAGAAGCCGCAAGAAGCCGCAAGAAGCCGCAAGAAGCCTCAAGAAGCCTCAAGAAGCCTATAATGTCTTGCCACAAGAACTTTGTTGTGTCTTTCCGCAACGATACTGATTCTATCAATAGCATTATGAATAGTGGTATTAAAAACAACATTATGAGTATTATGATCGCAATTAATTCGAGTAAAGATTTTGAAACTGCAAAAAAACAAAAAATTCAATGCATTCAGGATTTTATTTACAGCGACATGAGGATTATCGACTATATGATTATGCTATATGGTACTGACTTGGTAATGCAGCAATACCAAGAAAGATTTGGGGAAATTGTATATAGCCCAATTCTAACATTTGACTTTGCAACTCTTATTATCGATAATATCATAGTAATCTGCGAATATAACCATGTATCTTTAGACAATGCATTCATAGACTCTCCAAATGCCCACCATGAGGACAATGTGGATCAGGAAGAAGAACCATATGTCTTATCGCGGGAACCATCGGGTTATTCTGAGCGTTCGTTCTCTACAGTCTCGAGCTTAGCTCCAGTTTACCACCAGAATAGCTCCAGTTTACCGCCAGAATAGCTCCAGCATAGCTCCAGCATAAAAATAATAAAAAATGATAATATATATGTATGTTTTTTATATTTACAACCACGAGATGAAGAAATGCGTAGTGTTAAGCAATGTAGAGGAACTGTTAATCAAAGAGTATTATAGGAAGTATCTCCCGAAATCAAGCTATGGTCCGAATAATATATATGAAAAGGAGATTTTAAATAATTATAGCAATATATATTCACAAGACAGGTAATTTACTTTGAATATTTTCGAGTTCTTTTTTCATAGCCGCATTATCTATTTTTAATTCTTTTATTCCCTGCGTTAATTCTTTGATAGCTTCTACAAAAACTGGACCCAATCTCTCATAGCATATCGTTAGATAATTCTCACCAGATTTTGAAATACTGTTGCCTTCACTGTCCTTTACTGTATCAAATGGGGCTAATTTAGTAATTTCAGGTAATACCTTCTGGACTTCTTGAGCACTGAGACCTATTTGTTTTTCAAATTTAAACCCATGTTCCAATGCTTTCTCATTGGGTTCATAGTAATATCCAGTTAAATTATTGATTATTTCAAGAGAATTGGAGATATTACTTGTAAAATGTTTCAATCTTTCGTCAGAATAATACGAGGTAATATGCCCCGATACAATTATATTTCCCTCAACGTCTAATTTTTCTTTTGGTAATTTATCAGAATCAAAATTAGGGCCTATCCCCAATCTTCCCTCGCTATCTAACAACATCTGAATCCTATTTTGATGTAAAAAATGGGCTATCGTACTATTAGCATCCCCATTCAGCTGATTGACTTTAAATACAGGTAATCCAGCAATTCCAGCAATTCCCGATGTAATTTCAATAGAAGATACTATTAAATTACCACTATATGCCAAATCAGAATCTATCTCTATTCCTTGTTCAAAGGTAACCAACGATTTAAATCTAAATTTCTCATCATTATCACCTTCTATATTATACTCATATACTGTTCCGCCAGCGGTAGTCCTCGGAAATATTTGAAAACATCTTTTGTTATTTCCTCCATAATTTACGTTTATTTTATCTAAAGTTAATTCGTCTATTTTGGAAACCAATAAATTCGAAGTTTCCGCATTAACATCAGTACCGTTTATTTTATATCTTCCATTTGTTAAATTAATATCGCCGTCAACGTGCAATCTATAAAACGGAGATATCTCAGGGACAGTTCCTATACCCACGCATTTATTATTAAAAGGTAGTGCGGTCGGGTAGTATATAATTTCAGGTTCTTCCGTCGAACTCGCACTTGATGCTTGGCCCCATTTTGAATTTCTGTTAATATTTTTGAGCGATAATTGATTACTATTATTTATCTCGAAGATTTTTTCGTCCCATTTGATAACACCCTCAGTATTTGATGTTGCTGTAGGATATATCCCGATATGTTTATAGGTTAATTTTTCACTATCAATATATATATTGCTATATGCCGATAATCTAATATTACCATCTACATTCAGGTAATTATTTTGATTATTCCATGTTAACTTATTGATTTGCGATATTTCTAATTCGCTATTAATATTTCCTATCAATATTCCGCCAGATACTTCATATTTAGACATATTAGTTCCTCCGCGACTGACTGGTAATCTCCCTGTAGTTATATTGTTCGCATTGAGTTCCTTGATATTCGTTCCTTTTCCCGAGAATTCTAAGGCATATAAGGTATTATTAATTGGGTTATAAAAGAAGTCCTGTGATTGCCTCGCGTTATTATTAATATCGCCGAATAATATCTCGCTCTGTCTAATAATATTGATCCCCGTGCCGCCATTAGTCCCTTTTAATATCCCTGCATTAATATTGTTCGCATTGAGATGCGTGATGTTACTTCCGGCTCCTCGCATTTCTGTCGCATATATGGTACTCGACGTGATTATATTTCCATTAAATATGGTATCTCCGTATATTTCCAATTTATTATTAACATAATTCTCTTTGTAATTTATTCGCAATACATTACCAGTATTAAGAGAAAAGCCGATAATATTTGAAGTATTTACTGAACCATTGATATTAGCATCTCCTTCGACGACTAATTTTGCCTCGGGATTTCCATTGTTTATTCCTACATTACCATCATCTCTTATGGTAAAATAGTTTTTATAATGCGTATTATCGTATGTAGTAGAATTCGTAGCATTTAAAATTTTAAAATCGTTATCGTCCAAACCGATATTCCAAGGCATAATTAATATCTATTATATTATATGTCTTCTTATTATTTTTAAATAATATTATAATAGAATATTAAATATATGGGGGTGGTTAAGAATAATTGCAATAATGTTATTACAATAAAACAGTATGGGTCTACATGCTGGTTTAATAGTATTTTAATGGCCGTACTATATAGCGACAATAGCCGCAAACTGCTTCTAAAAAAATCTAAATCGTGGAATGATAAAATATTAATTTTCAAGACGATCAAATATATATTAAAGAATAAGTATTTGCGTACAAGTAATCTATACAAAGATTATCAGTATTTTGATAAGGTGAGACCAGAATATATATTAGAAAAGTTGTATAGCTATAATAAAAAAAAGTTCAATTTTAATCCTAAAAAATACAAGAGCTACCTATCATCGTTGTATATCAGAAAGATTTATAAATTATTAGGAGTCAAAGTGTTATATTTGGATTTATTTGAAAACAATTTATATTACTCCTTATATAACAATGTATATCCGAGCTTTAATAAAGATAAAAATATAGTTGTGAAGATAAAATATGTGAGACAAGAGAAGGTTATGGAAAAGTTTGATGATCCTGATGTTATTATAGTGAATATAGGTAGTTTAACTAATTTAACTAACCATTATCCTGATTATTATAGTGTTCCTAAAACTTCTTCTTTTTATAATCTTACAAAGTTAAATGATAATATTAAAATAAATGGTATGAAATATATACAAGACTCTGTATTATTAGGAAATTGGAATAAAAATAACAATGTTGGACACGTGATTGCTGGAATAACATGCAATAGTGAGAGATTTGTATACAATGGTTGGACAAGAAGTACTATAGATTATCATATTAATGATATTAAAATAGTTGAGGATGATGCGAAAAATGAAAATTTATGGATAATAAAGATTGAAGATAAACAGATCGTATATATAAATACCAAGACTAAGGTAGTATCTTTGTATTTACCAAAGGGCGGCAAGGTAATCGGTAACAATATAGATATACCATGCGAATTAATGAAATATAGCTGGGATATTAAAACAAACAGCGATTTTTGTTTAAATTTAGCAAAATGTGCATTAGATTTACACGGAGATAAGAGTATTATGAATTTACAAAATAATAAACTGTGCTTCTCTTTTAACAAAGGAAATAGACAGGTAATTTATGTAAATAAAAACAGCAGCGCTTTAGATATGTCGTCAGCATCTACGTCAGTGTCTTCTAAAAAGAATTCCAAGAATTCCAAGAATTGTCCTGAAGGGAAAGTTAGAAATCCAGCAACTGGTAGATGTATTAACATAAAGACACTTAATGCAGTTCGCAAAAATCCTATAAATGGATTTGAGAAGAAATGCCCTGAAGGC